TTAATTAAAAATATGAAGCATGTTAAATTAAATGAAATCCCTCCTTTAAAAGGACCTAATTCACAAGGGTTGATTAAAGAGATAAAAAAAGATAAGAAGAACACGGAGAAATTAAATGGCAGATATAGATAAAGGACTTCCAAACACAAGAACACAAGTAGATCTTCCTGGCGCGGAAGATACTGAAGTTCAAATTTCGGAAGAACAAAAAGAACAACAACCCGTAGAAATAATTCCAGATGAAGATGGTGGAGCAACCGTTGACTTTGATCCGTCAGCAGTAAATCAACCTTCAACAGAATCTCACTTTGATAATTTATCAGATATTTTACCAGACGATGTTTTAGACCCTATTGGTAGCACACTTAAAAATAATTACATGGACTATAAAATGTCCAGAAAAGAATGGGAAAAAACATATACTGAAGGACTAGATTTATTAGGATTTAAATACGAAAATAGAAACGAACCTTTCCAAGGAGCTTCTGGTGCAACACACCCTGTGTTAGCAGAAGCAGTTACACAATTTCAAGCAACAGCTTTTAAAGAATTACTACCATCAGACGGACCTGTGAGAGCACAAGTTTTAGGTAGAGGAGATCCAGGAAAAGAACAACAAGCTCAAAGAGTAAAAGATTTTATGAACTATCAAATCATGGATCAGATGTCTGAGTATGAATCAGAGTTTGATTCTATGTTATTTCATTTACCATTGTCAGGTTCTACATTTAAAAAAGTTTATTACGATGATTTATTAGGTAGAGCTGTTTCTAAGTTTGTCCCTGCGGATGATTTAATTGTTCCGTACACAGCAAACAGTTTAGATGATGCAGAAGCAATTATTCATATTGTTAAAATTTCTGAAAACGATTTACGTAAACAACAAGTAGGTGGTTTTTATTCTGATGTAGAAGTAGGTACACCAGGAGAATCAACAAAAGATGATATCACAACTAAAGAAAAAGAATTAGAAGGCGTATCTAAATCTGGAAAACAACAACCTATATTTACACTATTAGAATGTCATGTTGATTTAGACTTAGAAGGTTTTGAAGACATGGATCCAGAAGGAGAACCAACTGGTATTAAACTACCTTACATTGTTACAATTGAAGAAAGTAGCACTAAAGTTCTTTCAATAAGAAGAAACTATGCACCTAACGATCCAAAGAGACAAAGAATTCATTATTTTGTTCACTTTAAATTTTTACCAGGATTAGGGTTTTATGGATTTGGATTAATTCACATGATCGGTGGATTATCTAGAACTGCAACATCAGCATTAAGACAATTATTAGATGCAGGTACATTATCAAATTTACCAGCAGGATTTAAACAAAGAGGTGTGAGAGTTAGAGATGAAGCATCACCAATTCAACCAGGTGAGTTTAAAGATGTAGATGCACCAGGTGGAAATCTAAGAGACGCATTTTATCCGCTACCATACAAAGAACCTTCTCAAACATTATTAGCTTTAATGGGTATTGTAGTTCAAGCTGGACAAAGATTTGCAGCAATATCAGAATTACAAACAGGAGATGGTAATCAACAAGCAGCAGTGGGTACAACTATGGCACTTCTTGAAAGAGGTTCTAAAGTTATGTCAGCAATACATAAAAGAATGTATTCTGCTATGAAAAAAGAATTTAAATTACTAGGTAAGATTATTGCAACTTATCTTCCACCAGAATATCCTTATGATGTTGTTGGTGGCGAAAGAACAGTTAAACAAACAGACTTTGACGACAGAGTAGATATTTTACCTGTTGCAGATCCAAATATATTTTCTATGTCACAAAGAATTACTTTGGCACAAACAGAATTACAGTTAGCTACATCTAATCCTCAATTACATAACATGTATGCTATCTACAGAAAAATGTACGAAGCACTTGGTGTAAAAGATATTGATCAAGTCTTACCCCCACCTGCACCGCAAGCACCGAAAGACCCAAGCTTAGAACATATTGATGCATTGACAGGTAAACCTTTCCAAGCTTTTGGAGGTCAAGATCACCAAGCACACATAACATCTCATTTAAATTTTATGTCAACTAACATGGTTAAAAATAATCCACCAATCATGGCAGCAATACAAAAAAACATTTTAGAGCACATAAGTCTAATGGCACAAGAACAAGTTCAATTAGAATTTAGAGAACAGATTAAAGAAATGCAAATGATGCAACAACAAGCAGCAAACAATCCTCAAGTACAAGGACAGATGCAACAAATGCAAATTCAAGTAGAAGCAAGAAAAGCAGTGTTGATTGCAGAGATGACAGAAGACTTTATGAAGGAAGAACAAAAAATTACGTCTCAACTTGATTCTGATCCTCTATTAAAACTAAAATCAAGAGAAGTTGACCTTAGAGCAATGGAAAATCAACGTAAAAAAGAAGCAGATGAAGCAAAAGAAGAGTTAGATAGAGCAAAACTAGTTCAAGCTAAGGATTTAACTGAAGATAAGCTAGAACAAAATGAAGATTTAGCAAATTTACGTGCAGAAACATCAATTGAAAAACAAATGATGGCAAATAGCTTTAAAAATACACAAAAATAAGATAACAATACAACAAGGAGATAAAAATATGATGAATTATAAAAAAGCTAAACCAGTTAAGATGGAAGAAGGTAAAGTTATTACTGATCCAAGATCTGAAACTAGTATTAGAGGCAAAAATCTTATATCTACAGGAAATAAAAATCCTGTTAAAGGATTTGGTGCTGCTAGAAAACCAAAAGACGTAACCTGGTACTAATATGTGGTTCTCGGCAATTAAATTAGCCGTTTCTGCTGGTAGTAAAATTTATGCTAACCGTCAGAAAACGAAGATGGCAATGTCTGATGCACAGCTTATGCATGCATCTCGTATGGCTTCTGGAGAAGAAGCTTACCAAGGCAAACTATTAGAATCAAGAGATTCGGACTGGAAGGACGAGGCGGTATTGGTAATCCTCAGTTTACCTATAGCAATTTTAGCTTGGGCAGTGGTATCGGATGACCCTACAGCAATGGACAAGGTAAAGCTATTTTTTGAGATGTTCTCAGAATTACCTAAATGGTTTACTAATTTATGGATACTTGTAGTTGCGAGTATTTATGGTATAAAGGGAACACAAATATTTAAAGGAGTAAAAAAATAATGGGAATTTTAAGTTACGGTTACAAAGCATTAAAAGCAGGTAGTAAAGCAATTAAATCTGTTAAACCTTTTTCAAAAACAGGTGGTAAGACAGTTGAACAAGTTAAACAAGGCGCAGCAAAATCAAAACTAGATGCAGCTAGATTTAATTTAAAAGAAACATTTAAAAAATCAGATAAAGCTTTAGATAAATTAAAAGATACAGTAAAAAGAGTCCCTAAAATGGGTGGCGGTATGATGGGTCGACAGATGTATAAAAAAGGCGGAAAGTCTTTTCCTGATTTAACTGGTGATGGTAAAGTTACTAAAAAAGATATTTTAAAAGGTAGAGGTGTACCTGGGTTTAAAGATGGTAGTAAAGGACCAGTTCAAAACATTAAAAGATTATTTAAAAATAATGAAGATAAAGGATCAAAAGACGCAGCTAAAAAAATAGGTAAAATGTTAAAAGAAAAAAATAATGATAAACAAAATTAAAAAATTTATTAAACATATAATAGAAAAATTACTTGGCAAAAGATGCCAGTGTAATAACTAAAAAGGAGAAAATTATGGCTGTAGCAAAAATAGGATCAATGATAGCAAAAAAAATTATTAAATCAAAGAAAGCTAAAGATTTTATGGATTTTGTAAAAACAGGAAAGTATACCGACAAATCTGGAACTAAAATTAACGTAGATAAAGCCGCAAAAAAATTAAGAAAAAACAAAGCCGGTGGCGGCATGTCACAAAAAGGCTTAGGAAGAGCATTTAGAAAAGGAGGAAGATCATAATGGCAAAACCAGGACTATACGCAAACATACATGCAAAGAAAAAAAGAATAGCAGCCGGTTCAAAAGAAAAGATGAGAAAACCCGGAAGTAAAGGTGCACCAACTGCAGCTAACTTTAAGAGAGCAGCTAAGACAGCTAAGAAGCCCGTTAAGAAAAAAGCGTAATGGCGATTAGAAAGACTACGAAAGGTCCAGGTGCTAATTACAGGCCCACTAAATCTGGTGCAGGTATGACGGCAAAAGGTGTTAAAGCTTATAGAGCTGCTAACCCAGGATCTAAATTGAAAACAGCTGTGACTGGAAAAGTGAAGAAGGGATCTAAAGCCGCTGGTAGAAGAAAATCATATTGTGCTAGAAGTGCAGGACAATTAAGAAACTCTTCTGCTAAGACAAAGAATGATCCTAATTCCCGTATCCGTCAGGCACGAAGAAGATGGAAATGTTAATATGAAAAAAACAAAAGCAAAAATAAAAAAAGTAATTAAAGGTTTAAACAAAGCCTCTAATTTACATGCAGGTCAAGCTAAAGTATTAAAAGGAGTTTTAAAAAAACATGCAGCTAGAAACAGTAATCGTAAAACTAAATAGACTTCTAAGTCAAAGACTAGAAGATTTAAGTATAATGGTGACTTCAGGGTCTATTGACACAATGGAAAAATACAACTATATAATAGGACAAATTAAGGCACTAGAATCAGTGCGTCAGGAACTCTCTAACCTGCTAAATGATAAGGAGCAAAAAAATGGAACAGTCGTCGACATCAAAGATACACCTACCCAATAAAAAATTAGTTGGTGTAGAAAAATCAAAAGAAGACACAAATAAAATACCTAACCCAACGGGTTGGAGACTTTTAGTATTGCCGTTTAAAATGGATGGTAAAACTAAAGGTGGAATACACTTAGCCGAAACAACTTTAGAAAAACAACAAGTTGGGTCTCAATGTGGTTTAGTTTTAAAGATGGGTCCACAG